GTCTTGCGATTGAGCTGGCTAAGTGCTATAATCGGCACTTCCAGTTCAGAAGCAAGTAGCTTCAAATCCCGGCTTATCTTACCTACTTCTTGCTCCCTGTTGCCTGTTTTCTCCCTGCTCATATTGATAAGTTGCAAATAATCAATTATGATAAGCCCAAGCTGGGGGTTCTTTTTTTTCTCCCTGCGGCAAACTTTGATTATACCCGATAGGCTTTGGGTCCTATCATCAATTTTCACAGGTAATTTTCTGAACGCCCCAATAGCCTTATTCATAATATCTTCCTCAAAAACATCAAGTATTCCCCGCCGGATATTCTCGAACGATACTTTGTTTTTGCAAGCTGCCATCCGCTTTACCAATGGTTTTTTTAGCGCTTCAAGTGAGAATACAAGAACTGGCACAAGTGCGTTTAATGCAAAGTTCAAAGCAGCTGCGGTTTTGCCGAGGGATGGGCGAGCCGCCAATATTATCAATTCCGATGGCTGCCAACCTCCCGTAAGCCTATCCAGTTCATCATAGCCCGATGTCACCCCCACTAAATCTGATTTCCTCGATTTTTGCGCCTCTATGTCTTGTAAAATCTCAATGTATGTGTCACCTACGTTTGTGGCACTAGAAGATATGATGTCGCTGGAAATTTCCTTTATATCCTGCTCTGCTATATCAAGCAGGTCGAAAACATCTGTACTATCCTCGTATGCATCCTGCATTACTTCCCCACATATCCTTATCAGCTCCCTACGCTTGTATTTTTCAACAACTATCCTTGCATGCGCTTCTACGTGCGCTGACGAAAGAACGCTTGTAGATAGCATCGTCAATGCGTACTCACCCCCAACAGCCTCTAATTCGCATGATTTCCGCAACTCTTCGGTAATGGTCAGTAGATCAACAGGTGTGCCTTTGCCATGCAGGGAAACCATAGACCTCCATATCTTCTGATGTGTATCCTTGTAAAAACATTCATGGCTGGTAATAACCTCCATTGCCGTCTCGAAAGTGTTCTTTTCAAGCATGCAAGCAGCAATAACAGCCTCCTCCAACTCAAGAGCCTGCGGGGGGATTCTTCCAAAACCCAAAGTGTTAATTACTTTATCCTTTCTGATATTTACAGCCATTATTTCTTTCTATTTGAATTGGTTTTAAATGTTCTCAATCGGGCGTCTATGTCAAATTTCTTCTCTGCTTCATATGCTAATTTTCCACTCCTATTTGTCATTGGCTGGGTCCAGTAATACCAAAAGTCATTACATAGGGTAGCGCCATAATCTGCAACAAAAGGCTTTATTTTCTCCGTGAATGCCTCTTTTTTGGTAATTATTTCCTTTGCTACCTTCCAACCAAACCATTCATTTTTCGAATACTTTTTTTGCAAATCAGCGGATATATTAATATCTTCTTCTAAAGAAGAAGTAATAGCTTCTTTAGAAGGTATTACTGTTATGTCCTGTCCTGTGCTACTGTTTGCTACGTTTTGCTTCCCATTTGCTACTTTTTTTGAAGCATTTGCTTTGATTTTTGAAGCATTTGCTTCCCCACCTCTTTTACCCGCTTCCATTCTTTTTGACCTTATCCGTTCTCTGTCCTCTTTGTTTCTCTTAACCCTTTCTGAATAGAAATATTCCCCGTCTGTTATCCATAAGTCGAACACATTAATACAATCATCTATTATCGCCTTTAGTTCATCATACTTTACCTTGCATATCCCAGCTAACCGCCTTATTTTCTTCTCTGAATATTCAATCTTGCTACCATCCTCTTCATGTAAAATCTCCGTTATTATCTGAAATACCCCGTACCCTAAAGCCCCGTATTCTCCAATCAATGCTGCCGTTTTCTCGTCTGCCCGTGCGTTATAATCATGTGGGAACCAAAGCGTATCTTTTGCCATATACTTGTTAAGGTTTTCTAAATTCAAGTAGTTTGGCATGCCATGTGCATTATCCTTACTACTACAATGTTGTTTATGTATTGCCCCGGCGCCAACCGGGGTTTATTTTTTAAATAACTCCATCTGACCCTCAATCCCTATTAACTGAAATAGATCCCGCTTTGCTTTCCACGCCTCAATTTTCATATCCTTTGTCGGGTGAGCTTTTGCGGTATGTTCTTTCGTTTTCACCGCAATTGCGGCTTCCTGTATTCTTTCTAACCGCTGTTCAAGCTGAACAGATGCAGCATTGCAAGCCTGTAAGGCATCTATTACCTCCTGATCTGCTTTACGCCACTCTCCGTTAATTAATACCTCGGTTGTCATTTATGCTGCTGTATCATCTATCATGTCAAATAATTGCGCTTGCGACTTATTTACTTCAGCGTTCTTTACATTTTCCACCATAACATCATAGTAAGATGTTTTAAGCTCAAATGCTATGGCTTTCCTGCCCATTTTAACGAATGTGAAAGGCTCGCTACCTATACCACCAAACATTGATAAGCAAGGATCACCCACATTGCTCCATAGGTGTGTTGCCCTTTCGATGGTATCAAGCTGCAATGGGCATATATGCTTCTCATCCTTTTCTCCCCTCGCCTTGGTCTTATTAAGCGTGTTGCCATAATCAATATCCATCCAAACAGGGGATGCGTATTGCTGCCATAGGTCAACTGGAATATCACATTTTACAGGGTGCTTATGTTCGCCTGGTTTTCGGAATATCAAAAGATAATCAGGTATTCCAACCCTTGACATTGCAGCATCTTTTTTTACCTGCTTATGGAGCAATCCGAGAGCCTTTGTACGTTGCATTTCGGTAACAGGGTCTTTCCATATCGTAACCCTGCTATGATAGATAAATCCCGCTGCGGTCATTGATTCTATTATTTTGCCAGAGAAATCCCTCAAACCTATATACCCCTCTTTGCCTTTTTGGATTGGCGTATCCATACAATGTATAGCCACATTGCGCCCAGCCCACATTTTAGGGAATAGTTTTGCAGGGATGAAATTGAAAAACCGCATAAATTCATCATAGTTTTTACAGTTACCCAAATCCTCGATTTCATCTGAATAGACATATAATTCAGGGAATGGTGGGGACCATATACTAAACCCTATACTTTCATCAGGTAGTGTGTCGATAAGTTGTAAGCTATCACCGAGGCGCAAATCCGCCATGTCTGAGTTGTAAACTTTATCTTGTCTGTTCATTTTCCGCTTGTGTTTAAAAGATGAATTCATTGATTTTTGCATCGCCTTTTGCATATCCTCAAATTGTGATTGCTTGCGCTTTATCGACTGGATGATATTCTGCATGGTATCGGTGGTAATAAGCCATACACTTACCGGCATTGTCTGACCAAAACGCCACTCCCTACGGATAGATTGATAAAGGCTTTCAAAGCTGAAATCGGGGGAAGCGAATATCATGTTGTGGCAGTTTTGAAAGTTCATGCCAAAACCGCCTATTTTGCTTTTAGTGATAAGTACACGAAATTCATTATTTGCAAAACCGAGTAATTTATCCCGCTTCCATGTCGGGCTGTCGGAACCCTTTACCTCTATTGCTTCGGGTATTAATTTGCGTAAGTGTTCTCCTTCCTCATTCTGCTTTACCCATATAATGAAGCTCTCAGTGCTACTATTTACGATTGTAGCAACTTCATCAAGGCGAACTATTTTAGTCAGTCGCAACTCTGCATTGTGGGTAGTGGCTGATATTGCGGTATCGTTGAATAAGGTGCCGTTATCCTTCTTTTCGGTAACTATCATTTTTTCGATGTAGGACAATGCCGGCAGGTTATATCCTTCGTCAGAAAAACCAATATCTGACGGCTTAGAAAGCATGATAGCCCAGCTACTAACGAAATCCCAAAACAACTGATCACAATGGCCCTTGAGCCTCCATTTGGCCGTTTCGCCTCCATCGTGAACGAAATACATGGCAAGCATTTCATTGTAGTTCATTACGTTTAAAAACTCGGAATGATTGCCTAACTCCATCGGGTCATTAGGGGATGGAGTAGCGGTGCAACATAGTTTATACGGTGTTTGTCCAAAATTATCTATCAGCAAATTCCTGTATGCGCCCTCAAAGTTTTTGATGATAGAACTTTCATCTAAAACAATGCCTATAAACTCCGATGCGTATATATTTTCAAGTTGCTCATAGTTTGTTATATAAACTGCCGCCGGCAAGTCAAGCATTGAATAAAATGCCTCGTGATATTCAATAGGCTCAATTCCTATTTTTATCCCTTCCTGAATAGTCTGCGACACTACCGCCAATGGAGCGAGAATAATAACGGGCTTGTTGGTGAAATTTACTACCTCAGAAGCCCATGTAAGTTGCTGACGGCTTTTGCCTAACCCGCAATCCTCAAACATTGCAAATCTGCCTTTTTTAAGGGCTAATTTCACGCAGTATTCTTGGAATGGATATAGGTGTTCCCACCCACCGGAATGGTCAAATCCACTATCTATATGGGTTGTTATTTTCGATTGTAGCAGTTCCTGATATTCCATGTTGTGATTATTTTAATTATCTATTACTTTTTCCCGCGGTTCTTCCTTGCGTTATTCTCCTGCACCATCTCCTGAGTGAGGGGCATTTCCTCATCAAGTTCGTTCTGAGTAGTAGGGATATATAAATCTGTTACATCCATTTCCTCACCATTGAGAGCCTGCTCGGTAAGCTCTGTATTTGTCTTACTTTTTAGGATGACATTCTCGGGTCTTGCATCGAAAAGTTTTCCCTGTATCTCGTCAGACGATTTGTTATTCTCCATGAACGACGTAATCTCATCCCTGCATTTATCAAGACACTCGACCAACTGTTTCATTTTAGGGTAGTCGCTGTCCGATATTTCTATACCAATGAAAGGGCTGTTAAGCGTTATTGAACGTCCTGTAGCGAGTGACCTTGTCCCGGTAATGGTTATGCCCTCTTTCTCACCTTCTCCTTTTATGGAGTAACCCCTCGCGGCGATATTATCATAGTCTCCCTGTCCTGTTTCATCATATTGCTCGGTCAGGTCGCATAAGTGGTGATTGAGCGCCATAAATG